GGATTGAAAGTGGACGTGCAGAAACAACAAAGCCCTCGCATTTCTGCGAGGGCTTCGTTTTGTATGGTGCCGGCACCAGGAGTCGAACCCGGGACCTACTGATTACAAGGAAGGTGCTTCAAACATATGTATCAATGGCTTACAGGATTTCTTGTTACGTCCAGACGCGCCAAAGCCCGCGTATATGGCGGGTCCTGTGTCGCTTGTTACGTCCGGTTTGCTCAGTCTGCGGAGGGGGGAACAGTGGGTACGCTGTGGTCGTAGACGTCCATCATCTTCGGGTCGCGGTGACCGCTGGCTTCTTGCTTATCCGCCCGAGTACCCACCGTGTCGGTAATGCCGCGTCGTTTCAGGTCGTGAAGGCCGAACCGTTGTTCCGGTGTGATGATTTCGTCGGCAATGGCCAAGGTAATGAAGCGTTGCCAGGCGGTGTCCAGGCTGGACTTGCGAAGCGGGCCGCCATGGCTGGCCACGATGATATTCCGTCGTGACGGTGCGATCGGTATCGCTGTTTTGCGTTTTGCCCAAACTTTGGCTCGATAGGCCTTTGCGTGGTCCCAAGCCTTTCGGAGGCGGGGCGTCCAACGAACAATGTTGTCCCGGCTTCCCTTCCTCCGATTGGTCAGAATCCCGCTCTCTAGCTCGTTGGCGTCGGTCAAGGTTACAACCTCGATCCCGCGCAACCTGCAGAGATAGGCCAGTTCCATCACGTAGCCGAGATATTCCGGGCAACCGCCTTTTTCGCCTCGTATCAAAAGGCCTCGGGCGATTGCCCTATCAATGAGTACATCCATGACTTGATGGTCCGGCAGGCGGCGTAGTTTACGTTCGACGGGTGCCTCAATGCCCAGGGCCGGGTTCACTTCAAGAAAGCCGCGATTGCGTCCCCACTGCAGAACGCGCCGTAGATATCGAAGAACGTGGGCAGCTTTGGACGGAGTCCCCTCGTCTGCCAAACGGTCAACGATGCGCTGTACCAGAGCGGAAGTGAACTTGCGCACCGCCAAGTCTCCCAGCGGCTTTCCCAACTTGGTAGGCAAACTCAGTAATACATCCCGTGAGTAGCAGTAATCGTCCTGGGTTTTCGGGCTGAGCTTCTTATAACGGTCGCTCTCATGAAACTGGCTGCAAACGTAGCTGAGCGACCCACGGTCGACGTTGGATGCCTCGTCCATGATCTGGTGCAGTTCGGCCAAGGAAACATCCGCTGGCGCGATGTTGCGCCGACGCTGTTTTCCCGCCTCGTCGTAGTGCAACGTGTACCAGACCTGACCTTTTCGATGGTCGAAGTAAACGGCCGCTGGAAGAGCGGCCTGGTCGATATGGGCGGGTATGTGCGGATTGTGCTTCCGCTTCCGTGCTTTCCTCATAGGATGTCGGCGTCGTATCTGTCTGCTGTGGCTGGCTTCATGCCGGCGGCCTGATTGATAAGGTCCAGCGTGGTCCATGGCCCGGTCCGGCCACGGAACAGGCGAACGCCCTGGTCGAGCAAAGACCGTTCAACATCAGACCGGCGTTGGTAGCCGGTAATACGCTGCAGGTCGGTGAATACCAGGACGTTGTCCGATCGGGAGTTCATTGCTAGCCCTCTGTAAGCTAAAGCACCCCGGCCAGTCTAGCCCTGCGGCCGGGGTATGGTTATTAGAAGTTGCGATGCAAACTGCTGGGATCTATTGAGCGGACAAATCTGCCAGTGCCGACTTGTAACTGGCGTATCCCACGCTTTGAGCAACAATATCCAAAGCCTCTGTGTGGCTGATGCCTCGCACCTTCTTGATTTTTGTGGCGCGGCGCTTTAAGCCTTTGATGGTTTGAGGCGGTGCTGTCTCGGGGGGAAGCTCATTACCAAACTCAGCGTGCATAGCGTTTCTCCCGGGCTGCTCGCGCAGCAGTTTTTTCCGCCATCAAAGCTGCCCATTCCTCTGATTTCCTTTGCTGACGCAGCTTGCTGCAGGTCTGATGCCGGCGGGTTGATCGAGCAAAGCCGCAGATATCGCAAACGCTTGGCAGGTCGAGGCGTTTGCTGGCCATCGCCGGCCGCGTTCGGATGTAGCTGCTCATATGAATGCCCCAGTATCGACTGGCTTGGCCAGGAGTTCGGAAACCAGCGCCGCTTCGTGCGGAGCTAGATCCCCCAGCAGTTGAGCCATGTTGGTGACAGATTCGAGCCGGATCCGAGCATCGGCGGTTTTCTGCACCTGGTAGTCGAAAAGCGCGGTGCCAACGATTCGGATGGCCATCAGGTGCCGTGCCGCTTGCGTAACCTCGGCCGGCGATGTGGTAGCCTTCGGGTCGCTGCTGCTTTGGTGCTGTGCTTGCATGGTGTTGCCCTCAGTGGTGGTTGGTGTCGGGGAGCTGCAACTCCTCGGCGCCGTTCATTTACCGGCTTTGCCGGCTTCAGAGACTGGTGGATTGGCTCAGGCCTTTCGCACCATGTGAATTACCAAGTCTTCAAATTCCCCTTCGTCGTGGCAGGACTGCCACTCCAGGACCGCCTGGATCTGTTCGCGTGAACAGCCCATGACGAGTATTTCGCCTTGGCCAGTGCTGGCTCGAACTTCGAGGATCTGCACCAGGCCTTCGGCGCCATAGGCTTCGGCGAAAACTGTCCGACCCTCATAACCCAGCTGGGTCATCACGCCATTGAGGCGACGGATCTCATAAATCGCGTTGTGAGGTTCCTGCTCAACAATCACTTGGATGTGCATCGATCTGCCTCCTGGTCAGGCCTTGAAAATCCAGCATTTAACGGTGGGGCAACGGGTGACCATGGGGTTCTTGATCGCTTGCGCGGACCGCACGGCGCTATCCACGGCTTTGTAATCCAGGTACTTGTGGCTGCGGGACTCTTTGAGTAGGTCCTTCAACGTGGTGACATCTGCGAGCTTCTGGCGGTGCTCTGCAGCACGCTCGGCGAACTCGTTGAGGTTGATGGCGATGATGTCCGGGTTCTTGCTGTGGTTTACCAGGGGCTCGTCGTAGATCGACTCCAGGTAGTCATAAACCTGCCAAAACTCGGCAACGGCGCTGTGATCCGCGTTGGTTGTGCTCTGCCGCTCAAGGGCCATTTCAACGATCTGTCGGCGCGTTGAGCTGACTTGCACCTCAGTCAGCGTGACCACCAGGCTGATGGCATCCAGCAGGGCGAACAACTGGGCGTGGTTTTTGATGATCCGCTCTACACCGATGTAACCCCGTAATGCGTTGCCACACTTCCGGCAGGCGCCTTCGCCGGCGAACTGCGTGTCACATGCAAAGCAATGAGTGTGCAGCCGGCGAAGTCTGGTTTCGTGTTCAGGAAAGCGCAGGCTGAAGAGATCCATAACCTCGGCTTCCTTGCGTACCGCCTGCAGAAGGAAATGGCTCAACACCCCTCCGTCCAGGGCATTGAGTTTGTCCGCTGCAGCGCGGCTTTCAGGGGTGACCACCGGGCGAATGAAGTGCAGCTTCACGATGCGCGTCATGATCGCTTCGTGGGCAACCACTGCGGCGTTCTGGCTGATAGCGATCGTGCCGCGAAACGGCGGCTCGTAGGTTTCGTTGCCAGCAGTTTTGACGCCCTTGGTGGCCAGTGTGCCGCCGCCGAAAAAGTCTTTCAGCTCGTCCCATTCGAAGGTTTTAGCGTGCGCTTTGTCTTCGCTATGGCGGTCGGCCTCGAGGAACACAACAGGCATTCCGGACACCTGCCCCATCAAGCGCGACCGGCCGGCCTTGGTGGACTTCATCGGGTCGAACCCTTCGTAGCCTTCACGGCCGAGCAGTTTCCACAGCAGGTTGAGCAAGGTGGTCTTGCCGGCGCCGGCCTCGCCGGTGGCCTCGAGGAACGGGAACGACTGGTATCGGGCGCGGATTTGCTCGCAGAACAACGAACCAAAGAAGAACAGCAGGGCCGCCAATCCTTGGGTGCCAAAGCAGATCCAGAGTAGCCGCAACCATTCCTCGTCGTAGCCTTTGGCATCGCGCTGCAGCTGCACCGGCACGCCCTTCTGCAGGGTCTTGAGCCGCATTTTCCCGAACTCGAAATAGTCCTCGCTGTTCACCGGGTAAACGTTGCCACCCTTGATGGCTACGTCGCCGTAGATGTAGCACTCGTATTCCTTGCTGTAGCCCACATAGTCGATGGTAGAGACGGTTTTGATTCCGTACAGCTGGTCTTTCATAAGCTTGTCCAGTTGCTGGCCACTGCCGGTGTACATGGCACCAGCGGCCATCCCGAGCAGTCGCTTTTTGAATTCGCTGGCGGTGGCGAGCTGGCTGCTGGTGAAGGTGTTCTTGACGCTGCCGGCGTCATGGGGGAAGTCCACGCGCAGGTAGTACCAGGACTCGTCGGTAACTTCGTTTCGCTGGAAGTAAAGGGCTTGGGGGTAGCAGTTGGCGATCTCCACCACGCTGCCGGACTGCTGCAGTGCCTTTTCGCGCATTTGCGCCTGGTTCAGCAGCTGATCATCGTGCTGTTCACTGTCCTCGAGGTCCTGCACGGCACGGTTGTATTTTTCCATGTCCAACTTGAACCAATAGAGGCGGTTGCCGAAGCCCAGGTGGAATTCGCCGCGCTTGTTCCAGTCGTACATCAGCAGCGCTTTCTCAGCGGCGCTTTCAGCGATCAGCAGCGCGCCCTGGTGGCGGATCTGTTTGAGGTCGGTGGCGATCTGATTGGCTCGTTTTTCATCACCTTCGATGAACGCCCAGCGCTGGTGTAAGTCGTTCCAGTCGAACTTACGGCCGTCACGCTGTGGGATCTGTGCAGCCTCACAGACGAAGCCCATTTCCCGCGCCTGGCGGACCCACCGACGGGTATAGGCGTGCGCACCTGGTTCGTTATCCAATGCCCAAACGAGTTTCGGAAGTTTGTCGCTCCGATCGCGCAATAAGGCTTTCAGCGACTCTTCAGGGAAGGCGTTCGAGGACATCGCGGCTACCGCCGAAAGGCCGTTATGTACTAACGCGATTGCATCGAAGATCCCTTCAACGATCCACACTTCCTTCACTTCGAGCAGGTCGACGCACGGAGGGCACCACCACACCCCGCGATAGCTGTCCTTCGACTTGAAGCGCGCCTTCATTTTTCCAAAGCGGTGTGGTCTGTCTATCAGTCGTTCCCACCAGCCCCCTTTTTCCAGGGCGAAACGAACGGTAGCGCTGCCGGCATTGAGTTCCGGGGAGTAAAACGTCTCCTGGGTGAACCATCCGCCTATCAAGGAAATGTCGAACCCGCGGGCGAACTCCAGATAGGCCCGTGCGGTAGCTGTAGGCGCGCTTTCTGTCGCCGGTGCTCGCTTACTCCAGTCCTCAAAGAGATCGTCGTAGATCTCCTTCACATGGACCGTGTGTCCGCACTTTTCCTGACGGCCGCAAATGAGTTGCCAAGGGCTATCGAAACGCGTGTAAAGCTCTTTCTTGTTGCACTTCGGGCAGGTTCCGCCGCGCATGTAGTTCGTGAATGGACGGTGCTTAAGTCCAAACTCGGATTGGATGCGCTCCAGGACGTCGTGACGTAGGTCGTCTCTCATGATTACTTCACTGCTTTAAGGCTGAGGGATAGGGCCGCCATCAGGCGTTTTTGAGCCGCCATCACCGGGGTTCTTTCTAAAATCGAGCTGTGCCGTTTTTCTTGCGGGACATACCGATATTCGTCTGCATACCAGTAGTCGTTGAGGCTCAAGCGGTACTGCTCACGCATGGCGACTAGAAGCGCTTCGGCTTCTGCAGGTGGCAGCTGGGCGGTCAGAATCACGGCGTTTCCCATCTTGAAACCTCGATTTCGGGCGCAGCTCACCCAAACCCACGGGAAGTAGGCTCAGGGCGGGGGTAAAGGGTTGTTAGAAAAGGTTGCTGTAAACGGGAAGGCCGTCGCCTTCAGGTGCCGCGATGATTCGCTGGTAGATCAGTTCAACAGGTACTGCCCACGACAGGCCTGTACTCGGCTCATAGATCTGCGCTACGGCCGGAGAGCTAACCGAAAGGTCCAAGCATTGGCCATTCTTGAAGGTGTTGAACTCGCTGAAAGCAAGTTCAGCCAGTCTGCGAGCCATTGCCGGTTCTACATTGAGCGCCGCAATCAAGTGCTCGGTAATGCGGCTCAGCAATTGAGTGTCGCTGTTCAGGTGTTCCGACTGATGCCGCACCAAAAATCCCTTGGCGGCGATCAGCATGCTGTCCTGGTAATCCAAATCCGTGGAAGCGTTGTTCATTTGGTTTTCTCCGACTTAGCTCGGTAGAGATCGATCGCCGCATACACCTCGGCGGTGCGTGCGGCCAGGTGAAGGGTGTGAGCGTTCAGGATCAGTTCGGCTTCGTCTTCGGTGATCGAACCGTCCTCCAGAGCCTGCGCAATGATCTGGTCGACGGTGCCTTGCTTGGCCGATGCCTGCATCGAGCGTGCATACATCTCTACGTTGTCCAGGTGGTCTGGCTCGGCCATCGAGACGAACATGCCGCCATACATTCTGGCCACGTAGTTGGCGAAGTGCTGAGTCCCTGTTTCCTGCTCCAGTTGATGAATCTGAACGTCGGTCAGCGGTCGGCAGTTGTTGTTTTCGTATGCATGGTTGTCGAACTTCTTCAATGGCAACCCGATCCGTGCTGCTGCGCATTCGCGGCCGCCTGGATAGCTACAGATGATCGCGCTTACAACTTCACGACGGGTTTTTAGAACCGGTGTTTTCATCTTCTGCTGTTCCTTCTGCGCGCTGGCCATTACTGTGCAATCACGCCTTCTTTGATGCCGAGCAGTACGGCGGCGCGATGTGCTTCCCCACGGCGACAATGGCTTTGGCCACTCAACACCGCATAGACGGTGCTGGGGTTCAGCTGGTGTTTAACAGCAAAGTCTTTTACTGATTGGCCCCGCTTTTCCAGCGCTTCACGCGCTTTCTGGCGAGCTTGCTCGGTGATGCTTGAGTTGGGCATAGTGCAGATCCGTGCAATTTCATGTGGTGTGAGATGCACAATGATGCACTTAGGTGCACTTGTAAAGACTAAGGATGAAAAAAAGTGCATCTTTCTGAAGAGATAGGCTCCCGACTCCAAGAAGAGCGGAAGCGGTGCGGGCTGACCCAGCTCCAAATCGCCGAAGCGCTTGGAATTGCCAAACGGACCCAGGCCAATTGGGAGTCTGGCGCCAGTGACGCTACTGCCTCTTACCTGAGCAGAGTCGCCAATGATTTTGGCTTTGACGTTCCTTACATACTCACCGGCGTACGAACCACTTTGGCTGGCAATGCGTTGAGCCCTGTGGAGGACGTCCTGGTCAAACAATACCGAAGCCTGCCGGAGGAAGACCAAAGGGCTATTCGTCGTTACCTCAAAGCACTGGCCGACGCCGCAGCTTCTGAAACGGGGTCGAGGTAGGGAGAAACAACACAAGTTCATCTGATCCGCCTCCATAACTGTCTGCGTTTTTCGTCCGATAAAGCGATTCAGCAATGCACTGTATGGAGAAACAAGCATGTTGGATCGCATGAACGCCGATGTCGGCACCGTCGAATTCTCTGCATCCGCACGGGTGGAGCTTTCGCATCTTGAACGCCGCTTGATAGGGCTATACCGACAGTTGAGCCCCAGGGAGCAGGAACATTTACGAAGGCTGACCGAGGCGCTGAGCGCGCATCCTGACGATAACGAAACCGACTGATTCCCGGTGCCGCCGGCTTTCTCGGGTCGGCGGCTCGCATTACGCGACTGCCTGCGTGCCGAGCCTTTCGAACAACTCACGTTGCTGTGCCCTGGGCAATTCCCTCAGTCGATCAAATAGCATCCGGTCGAATGTCTGTGCCGACGGACTCAACGTGTGCGAAAAAGTTAGATTGGCCACCCAGGTGTGCCCACACCGTGGGTCAAGGCACTGGCAGTAAAGCTTGGCGAAGTCCGTAGACAGAGCCTCCCGCGACGAAATCCTGCCTTTGTGTCCGCACTTACATGTGACTCGCATATCCCCTCCCCAGGGTGAATCAAATTGCCATCATCCTATCGTAATAGGCAGAAATTTTCGCCTTTTGACTCTGCTATGCAGTTGTTTCGGGAGCGGGTGATTCTCTCCAGGAAATCCGTCGGTCTGCCCGTAATGCCTCATTGATTTGGCTAAATAGTTGGCAAATCGGCCGGATTTCATTGCTCGTATAAACGCGGTCAATCTTTTCGATGTCTCCAAACCCTGCGCTATTTTCCGGAATGATGCCGGCCAGAGCTGGATTCATCCGCCAGGCTGCGATTACGTCGTTTCGCGTGATGTTCTTGACCTTTTCCAGCTCGTCCTTGGCCTGGAAATCCCCCACGGGGATGATCTGAATTGCGTTCTCCTTGCCGTTGGGGATGTTCACGAACATCGAGCGGAAGTTGCCCACTCCTTTACTCGCGCTGATCTGTGCGCGTAGTTCATCCTCGTCCTCTTCAGTCAGGTCCGGGTCGTTGGTGTAGAAGATGTAACCCGCATGAGCGCCGTTGCTGTAGTACCGCCGGCGGAACAATGTCGCGGCCTCGTTGAGTAGCAGCGCCTGCAAGCCGCCGAGGTAGTCCGGCACGCCATAGATGTTCTGTTCCACGTCATAGTCCATGACGTGCTCGATCTCGTCTTGGTCGAAGTCCAGGTATTTGTTATCCGGCAACAGCATCCGATACCCGCCATCGACTTTCACACGCATGTTGATCGTCGGCAGGTGCTGCATCTCCAGGACCTGGCCGAACGCATTGGTGTCGCGATAGAGATACGCCTCCCCGAAGACCATGTAGTCCAGGCCCGCCTGGCCCATGGTCTGTGTGCTGCAACCGGCCGAAGGGATGAACTCACGCAGCAGCAGATTGCGTTTGAACTTCGGAATGGCGCCATGGTGCGCGTTGGCGCGCAGCAGCTTGGCCAGGCCCGGCCGGGACACTGGTGGCTTGTAGATTTCGCCGTCGTCGCTGGGGAACACCCCCAGGTATTCCCCGATGTTGCCGGACAGGACCTGTTCCGGCTCGCCGAACGTGAACGCCCGCATGGGCTGCTGGTGACGCGACTGCTGGGCGACCTGGCGTTTGTTGTGTCGTGGCTTGCGCATTGTTTCCGCTCGTGAGGTAGCGGCTACGGCGCCGCTTGTTCGTGTTCAAGGGTTCATTGGCCAGGGCGTGCATGATCGCCCAGGCGATATCGGCGTGGCCGGTGGCGTCAGTGCGTGAGGCGCTGTAGGTAATCTGGCCGCTGCCGGTCGCACCGCGCTTGATGGTCAGGAAGGCCTGGGCGATGTCCGTCCAGCCCGCGTCCCATTCGATGCGGCTGCCCTGGATCGTGTCCTGGGCTTTGAGCACCAGGGCGTTCTTGGCTTCAAGGCTGTAATGGATCGGCGTCGCTTTCGCGTAGAAGTCACGCACCAGGTCGAATACGCCATAGCCCACGCCGGTGACATCGATGCCGATGTGCTGAACGTTGAAGCGCTCGGTCAGCTTCTTGACCTGGGCGGCCTGGTAGGTGAACGAGTGCCCACGCCAGCTGTGCTTTTCCAGGATCCGGAACCGCGCCCCGGGTTCGAGTGGTGGGGCGATAACCACGCACGTCGCGTCGTCGCGGGTTCGGCTCGGGTCGTAGCCCAGCCAGACAGGGCTGTTGCCGAATGGCCGGTCATCGTCGGGCTTGTAGTCTTCCCACAGCGTCAGGTCGGAGTAGCAGCGCTCCAGGTCTTTGAGGGCGAACGCGCTCTGTGTGCTGTCGATGAACTTGCAGTAGAACAACTGCTGAAATTTGTCCTCGTCGTACTCCAGCTGCAGCTGCTCCAGGTCGAACAGATCGCAGCCGCCGGCGATCGCGTCATCCAGGGTAATCGTCTTGCGCCATTGGCCGTCCGGACACAGCGCGCCCTGGGTGTATGCCGCTTCGCTCGGCCAGGTGCCGCCCGCTTTCTTGCCGCGTTTGCTGTTGCGGAACTCTTCACCGGACCAGAACGGGTACGCCTGGTGCGACACCGCG